TGCAAACTGGTGCTTCCATTTGGTACCTTCTTGTAAGTATCTTCTTTTATAAGCCACCGCATAGATTGGTTCCACCCCCGAGGTGGTGCCAGCGAGGATGCTGATGCTACCTGTCGGGGCTATAGCTCTATATCCTTTAGGTCTGCTTAAAAAGAATCTATCACAGTGTTCATTAGCTGCTTTCTCTGACTCATCTTTATAAACCTTAAGCCATGACTGAAGTTCCTTATTCATTTCATATTTATAGTTACTTTTAAGTAACCATTCATGCATACCCATTAGACCAAGACCTAAACGCCTGTTCTTTTGCCTCACCTCTTCTACTTTCTGATAAGGTAGATGCGCTCTTATTGTTCCACAAACTAGAAACTTAGAAGCTACGTTTACTACGTCTTTAAACTCTTCTATTGTTTCTATCCTACCCATGTTGAGGCTTCCTAAATTACACACGTCGCTGTCATCGCTCGATGTTATTTCTGTGCAGGCGTTGCGTAATGTTTCATCTTGCTTCTCCCCAAAGTTAAAGCTAAACCCTGGCTCTCCTGTCATCATAGCCTGCTTACAGTTCTCTATAAATATGTCAGGCATTCTTCCTTCGCCTACTTCCTTGAGGAATTCATCGTCATAATTTAAAGAGATGTTCATCATATCAAGCGGAGCAGGGTGATTGAAGTCTGCTCTTTTAGCATCAGCTAAGGATGCTTGTGTTCCTGGGATGCTATGATGGTGCCAGTTTTTAATTTTAAGAAAGTCTGTAGCGTCTTCATGTTGCCAATTTAAAGACCCATACATTGCTGACCTTCTTGATCCTCCTTGCATAACGTTGCGACCAACCTCATTGATGACGTTTAAAAGAGGCAATGGCCCTGAAGCAACACCACCTGTTCTTCTTAACGGTCTCCCGCTGGGACGTGCAACGCTTACGTCTATGCCAATACCTCCTCCTGTCATTAGACATGACATAGCTCTTTGCGTTACCGCTGACCATTCTTCTCTTGAATCCTCCATCAGTTTAAGTAGATAGCAATTATTCCAGAAGCTTGCATCTCTCCCTGCATAGTATATATACCTGCCTCCGGGTAGAAATTTTAATTCTGTTATAATTTTTATAAGATAATCTCTATCTGACTTCGACATGATTGGCATGTCTCTTCCATTGCGTGTTCCACATACATCGTCAACAATAGTGTGCGCTCTATCCCTCCATGTTTCAAAGGTATTAGATGCATATTTATTTTTAAATGTTGTTGCCCCTAGTTCTGTATTAAATTCGCTCATTGCATTATCTCACTAAGAAGTTCATCTGCGTTTTTCATATCCTCGTCTCTAATCCCTGTACTACCAAATCCTCCCTCCCCTCTTTTATTGTGCGAAATAGAGACAGCGTTTAATTTTGGAGTTATGTACTCACTGAAAATTAATTGAGCTATTCTATCTCCTCTAGATACATCAAACGGTAGCGGATTAATATTACAAAGAAGAACTTTAACTTCTCCCCTATAGTCTGGATCAATAGTTCCTGGGGAGTTAAGAACAAACACCCCATGTTTATTAGCGAGCCCACTTCTAGATCTTATCTGTCCTTCTGTTCCCTCTGGCATCTTTAGTTTTATGCCGGTTCCAATAAGGACTTTATCCAGCGGCCTTATTACTGTGTCTTCGGTAGCAAACAGATCATACCCTACTGCCATTTGGGTTGCCCTATTTGGAATAGCATAGCAATCTTCCGTTAGTTCTATCTCTACCTCTGAAGATATATCATACTTCTTTATCATTGATGTACCTCTCTTTTAAGTTGTTGGTTTGCGCGTAAATCATGTACTCTTCCAGTGTGGTTCCAGTTTGATTTGAAAATACCTTGCTCCATAGTAATCCTTTAGAAGATAACTCGTGTTTTTTATTCCACAAATATCTAGCTAGAAAATATATTCTCTCGTCTTCTGGTTCTCCCTTAGAAAGGTATGTCATCAGCTGTTACCTGATCAGCTATTTCCTTCATTACTTTTCTTTCTCCAGGCGATACCTCCCTCTTGTATTCCGGTGCAGTTTCTACTTCTTTATATGCTTCAGGACTATTAATCATTTGAAGCATCTGTCCTTTAATATCTGTAGTATATTTTTCAATACCATCCTTACCTGTATACTTTCTATAATCAATAGACCCCTCTACATACAGGTTAGTACCTTTGCTAACATAAGAATCTACTACATCAGCTTGCTTACCGTAGAAGATTACCTTATGCCAATCGGATTTTTTATACTCCCCATACCCGGACTCTGTTACCATGTCCACTTGAGCAATCTTATTACCATTCTTAGTGGAGCGAATAGTTGGATCCTTCCATACATAACCGAGTATGATTGCCTTATTAATTCCTTTCATTTTGTTTCTCCGGCCAATACTTCTTAACATTTTTCCAAAGGGCTAGCGCTGAATCAAATATCTCAGCATACCTGTCATAGTCCTCACCTTTTTCCCACTCATAGAACACTGTTAAACCAGGGTTGGTTGCGCTAATAAAAATGTTAGCCATCCTTTTGTGGCTGTGTTCAGTGCCTTCTTCTATTGCGTATGCTGATAGTTGATAAGCCATAGAGTCGTATGCTAATTGTTTATGATCAGCGCCAAACTCCTTTGTCTTAAAGTCTATCACCCATTCATCAGAGTCCAGGTCTATCATTCCACCGTATCCTTTTTTGGTATTGCAAAAGGTAACCTCTGATTCCCAGTTCTGTTCTCCACAATTTATATCAAGTAATGATTTTACTGAATTAAATATAGATGCGTCATCTCCTGTAGGTTCCTCGATTTCTTTGAATGCTTTCTCTAGCATACCGTGTATACGAGTTCCTCTTTCTGCTGCTTCCTCTGTTTCTTTGCGAGAGCTGACGAGTATCCTCTTAGTGTACTCACTATCTGTCTCTTCTATTAATCTAGAAGTATTGATAGCTGCATCTATTGCCTTATTAATCTTCCATTGGTCAAGCCCTGGCTTGGCCAACACATCTAATACAGATGTTACTGATGGATACCACCCATGCTTTCTTGCGTCCCTAAGCGTGGATGCCCTAAGCTTTCCATTCTTGCCTTTAATGAAATGCTGTGGCTCTCCCTTCCAATCATACCAGTGCATCATCTTTCTCCTCTTTATGTAGCTTAGTTACTGATGCTTTCGCCCTCATCAACTCATCAAACCCTTCTGGCGTAGCCCAGGTTGCAGCATTTCTATCCTTATCAAATGCCTTGGGGTGATACAAGTATCTTCCTATGCCCCATAATACAGCAGCCCTCTTAAGTGAATCACTTATTCCTCCTTTCGCTCCTTCAATTTTAGTATCGTCTGCTCCATCTGCTTTAGTAATCCAATCGTCTCCTATCCTACAAGCTAGACTACATATCATTCTTTCACCTATGAATTCATAGCCTACTTGCCATCCGGATATACCAAACACAGCATCCAATCTGTCCATTACATCTCTCGCTTGTATATATGCCAAGTCAAGACTTCCACCACCTTTTCTCCACTTAATTTTAGAAACAGGGAATGGTTTCTTAAGCTGTAACTCTATGTCTTTAACGCTTTGGCTCATCTTTTTTCTCCTTTTCAAATTTATCTAACCATTCTTCGTACTCTTTCTTATACTGCTCCTCTTCTTCCAACGTCATCTGCTGCCTCTGTTCATCTTCATTTGGAAGATACTCCATCTTATAGTCAGACATATTATATCTCCGGTTGCGGGTAATATATACCAGCGGTTATTAAAACAGATTCTACTTGATCCATGTACTCTCCAAACTGTGCAACGGTCAAGCTTGAGGTTTGTATAGGAACCTCACGTGTCTCTCCTTTAAGGCTCGTGACTTCCTGCATACCTAAAACTTCCATGATCATTATAGTATGTAGTTCATTTACGGTGTAGCCAGATTCATTAGATGCCTGCCTTATCATATGCCAGTACCTATTGTTCTGGTCTATCGACCTCTGGTTCTTGTTACTGTAAGGCCTAACTATAACCTCTACCTTACCACTTGTCAAGTCTAAAGAATCTATATATCTTGAACAATCGTTTTTAGATTCTAGACTATCTATCTTAAACTTTTTATTTCTCACTATGATACCCATTAAAAGTTACCTTCTATTATACCACACTTTATTGCCTTATCTATAGTCTGTAAGCACCATCTCATTTGAGTCTCCTTATCTATAACACCACTGTGACATTCAGCATGGTGTTCATAGCACACTGGTAACGTAAAGTAATCTGGTACTTTCTTTCCCATACCAGAACCAAGCGCCATAATTCTTAGGTGGTGGGCTTGAGAATCTCGGCCACAATATATACATGGCTGTTCGGCTACCCACTTTAAGTATTTTCTTGACTTCATCTCATCCTCTTGAAAGCTCTATGTAATTCCATCTCCCATTCTTGTATAGTAGATATAATAGTATTAAAATAATTATGTTTAATATTTCTTAGGTACTTTGTCCTAGCTGTAAATTTATTATCTTCTCCATATATGTATCTAGCCCTGGCCCTATCACTCATTGACCTGGTTCCAACACCTAAACATACATCACATTTATATATACTATCAAATACTATCAACTCCTTCCTACCGTTACACTTAGGACAGATAGAGGGGCTAAGAGATTCGTCGAGAGCAAGCTTTACTATAGTAGCTATGTCCTTCCTTTTGACATTCTTATTCCATTTAAGTTTTAAGGCGCGGCTATAAAGAATCATTAAAACCTCCCTTCTCCACTTGTATTCCATAGAGT